TGCTACAACGTCTTTTAATACAAGTATTAAATTAGTAGGATCCCAAGATACTACTGTAGCTTGAACTTGAGAACTATTTCCAGTGACTGTTTCTCCTGGTATAAACGTAATGCCATTGTTATTACTTGGATTCCTATTATCAAGTTTAACAGTTAGTTGTACTTTATGATCCAAACCTTCGTTAAGATTACTTGCATCCGAAACCGTAGAAGTTTTAAATGGAACACTAGAATCTTTTATGGTATCACCAACTTCAAATAGTGTGGTATTTTGCCCACCTTCAGTTTCTTCAATACCATAAAGTGTAGATGCTATACCCCCATCTAAATTTATCTGATCTTCATAATCAGTTCCTGTATTTATCAAATCGGGCAGACCATTACCATCACCGTCTAATTCATCATCGTCCTCAAATGCTTTATCAAGTTCAAATGATACAGGTACAGTTAATTTATAGATTATAGAATCTTCTTTATCAATTACGACATGTGGAAGATCAAATGTTCCTGTTGAATCAGCAATTCCAGCATCAAAGACTACATTAGATTTTTCTCCTGGTAAACCAGCATCAATAAATGCAAGTTCATCAACTTGGAATACTATAAAAAGTTCTTTGGTTGTTGGATCCCAATCATAAACTATGGCAATTTTATTTGACGCATTTTCAACGACTCTGACAATTGTATCACCAATATTAAATACATATCCACTGATGCCACTAACAGGATCATCTTGAGTGTTATCTAATATAACTCTTTGGTCATATCTTAAATTGATTCCTCTTGTTAAACCAGTAAATCTATTACTGTCTTTTCCTGTATATCTAAGTAATTCTTTTCCTAGTAGCAAAACTCCAGACCCTGGAAATCCGTCAGTAGAAGAAACAAAAATTTGAGTATCTGCTCTACCAACGTTTCTAGATATACCAGAAAAATTAAATTTCTCTGAATTAAATGCCTGTCTATTTCTAGAAATTCTTTTTAATTTTACATTCCTAGCAAAAACAACCTTTGGTGATGAAGTATAACCTTTACCAGGATTTTCTAAAATTATTTGATCAATACTGCCTTGACTTATAGTTGCTCTTGCCCTTGCTCCTAAACCTCCACCACCGACTAGTAAAATATATGGTGCTTGTAGATAGAACTGCCCTGGATCACTAATAGTAAAGTTTGGAGAAACAATTCCAGCAGGATCAATATCCGCAACACCTCTAGCACCTCGTCCGCCACCGCCAGTGATACTTAAAAACGGAGGTTCTTCATAACCACTACCTTTATTTAAAATCGATAATCCAGTTACTGTTTTTGGTACAGATTTAACTACTGCTCCAGATCCTTCGCCTCCAACAACTTCAGTATCTACCTCATAAAATTGCTTATCACCACCCCTAAGAACTTTGATGTAATCGACAGTGCCATCTGACTTTAGGACAACTTGTGCCTCTGCTTCATCTGGAACTTCAGAGTCTGGATTTGGCAATATTGGAGTAAAGTTAACTCTTAGCGGATCGTATCCTTCTCCAGGATCTACTACTCTTACCGAAACTATTTTACCATCATCTATTATTGGTCTTAGAATAGCATCTCTAATTGGTTGACCACAATGCTTTACAACCAAAATAGGTGGAAGTGTTGAGCTATACCCAGACCCTCCGTTTTTAACAATTACAGAATCTACTCCAAGAGTCTGTTTATTAAAAACGGGTAATATTACTGCTCCAGATCCAGGTACTGTTGCCATATTGATGATTACCTATAAAAGTATTTATTTAGTTCGTTGAGTAATAAAACGAGGAAATGTCTGTCCGCTGGTTGCTCGCAATCCAAAATTGGGTTTTGGTGTAACATGTCCTACTAAAGGTCTCTCATAGTTATATAAAGCATGTTTAGTTGTTGTCCCTGTGGTTGCATCTCCAAGAGAGGTGTAATCACCAGCATTCCCACCACTAGAGATAACCTGCCCAGTCCTAGATTTTGTTTGTAAGTATGAAAGAGCTTGCGACTGAGACATATTTGGAAACTGCTCAGCAAGGCAAGCAAGTAAACCACTAATTTGTGGACCAGACATACTAGTTCCAGATATAGATCCAATTCTGTAATTAGGATCTCTTGGATCAAATGCAAGAGTAATACCAAATTCTGATGCTGCACTAGCATCAAATACTCCAGAAATGATATTTGATCCAGGTGCCCAAGCATCTATTCTATTTCCATAATTACTAAATGTTGATTTATATTCAATTGCTCTAGCACCAACACTTCCAACACAAATTGCACCTTCAGCTGCAGAAGGACTAGATCCTCTAGAATGGAAGATCTGTTGTCCAGCAGTTACAGTATTATTATAATCTGCTGTTCCAGGTCTGGCACAATTCCAATATGAATTACCAGCAGATCCAACAATTATTACACCATCTTCTATTGCGTCCGCAACATCTAAATCTAGTGCAGTCACTCGTGCTGGTGTTTTAAACAAATAAGTGTCAAAAGGAACAGGAACACCACTTTCTTCAAGTGCTGATTTTTTTGTAACTGTAGATAAGTTAGCTAAACTAGAAATTACTCCTCGATATTGTACTTGGAAAATATCTCCTAACGAAATATTACCATAACTATATCCCCAACTATTATTACAAATTGTTGGATTTCTTCTTCCTGTAGATGGGTTGATGGGTTTAGTGAGATGAAATGCTCTAATATAGTCAAATAAATATAAATCCCATGATCCTGGTGTAAATGTTCCACCAGCTGCAGTATAATTAAATTCAATGTAATAGATATTAGAATCTCTTGCCCATCCTTGAGTATTACCTGCAGCTGTTCCAGCTACGTGAGTTCCATGATTACTACGTACAGATACTGAGTAGTTATATGCTCCAGTAGTCGGTATATCTAGATATTCACTTAGAGAAAACCAATCAAATTGTATAACTCTACTACCACCAGTTCCATCTGCATTGACTGCAAATTCTGGGTGAAGACGATTTATATGAGCATCAACAATTACTATATCAACGTCTTTACCTGAACTAGTAGTTTGTATGGTTGCATTTCTTTGAGTAAACGCTCCGTCTGTTCCCCAACTTGAATATGGACCACCCTCGATTAATCTTAGTAGTCCCCAATTCTTATCAGCTTGATCGATTGCACTGCTCTTCTCGAACGCAGCTGGTCCTTGAGTCCAGAATGGTGTTGTTTCTATACCACGATCTTTTGGTAATCTCTCAACGGTTAACACTCTAGGATCTTTTCTTAATTGGGTAGCTTCTGATTCTGTAAGAGTATAATGAGTATTTCTACTAATTGCTCTTCTTACACTACAATCTACTATCCTATCAGGAATGTAAAGTGTTCCCCCAGAGGTTTCCATATCATCATAAAATTCTTCTAAATCTTCAAAATTCTTTAACGATACAATATATTCCTGCTCTTCCATATTATGCCTCTAGTTGCAGAAGTGTTAGGGTAACTGTAATGCTCTGTGTAGAACCAGATTTATTAACAACTTTTAAATATACGTTTGTTGACGGTGTAGCATCATTATTAAATCCGAGAGCGGCTGGTGTAATTAATTGTGTTGCTGCACCAGTAGTTATTACTTCTGCAATAACTCCCGAACCTGGAGTTGGGTCGGTAGTTTCAGGTCTACCCGAATCTGCAGTTCTAGCACTTGTAGACGTGTAAATAGTGACCCAAGCAGCATAGTTGGTTTCAACTTTTAATAGTGCATAAGACTTATAACCAACAAGTCCAACATTCGTTGCTGCATTGTTTGCAATAGAACTTGTTGAAACTGATAATGTTCCTCTATTTTGTAGTGAACTACCACCGCCACCAGATCCAGCTAGATCCGTATCATTTACCCAGTTTGCACCGTCATACTTTAAAACTTGACCTGTTGTTGGTGATGTTAAAACAACATCAGTAATGGAATCTAAGTTTGTTGGGATAGTAGGTCTATTTGTCAAACTATTGTAGTTTCCATCAAATAATGTTGGTTTGCCAATTAAATCATTATATGCTCCAGAAGTTGCTACTGTTGAAAGTGTTGGTTTATTTAAAATTCTAGATATACCTGTTGTTGCATTCCAGTCAGTGTTTACCTGTGCTGCTGGAATAGTAGGTTTGTTTAGCAAGTCCTCATATAATCCACTAGTTGCAACAGTGGCAAATGTTGGTCTTCCAGTTAGATCATTATATGCCCCAGAAAACAAAGTAGGTCTACCAGTTAGATCATTATATGCTCCAGATGTAGCTACAGCAGCAAGAATTGGTTTATTAAGAATCTGTGCAACACCGCTAGTAGCATTGAAGTCAGCATTAACTTGTGCTGCAGGAATTGTTGGTCTATTGATGATATCTGTATAAGATAAAGGAGCAGGAACAAATGCAGTTCCAGATGATCTCAATACGTGCCCAGCAGTTATCGTAGTTCCAATATCAATTTGTATGTTTGTAGAATCTCCGAGTTTATCGTAGACTTCTGTTAACATAGAATTAAGTTTTTGACCAGCTGCTCGAAGAGTATCACCAGTCCCATCATTTGGTGAGGAACCAACACTTATTAACTGTTTTGCCATCTTTCTTAAGAACTCCTATAGTTTTATTTATGTTGCATCAAATGTGACGGAACTTAAATCAAATGTTGCACTTGATGAATCAAATGTGTCTACTTCATCAAATTCTTCAATATTGGTGACAATTTCTATTTCTGGATACTTGTATGCTGTTCCTCTGTTGACAACATCT